AGAGTATTCTTAAGGGAGCAGTCAAGGGTGCAGGTGGTCCTAACATGGGCGTTCCTGGACCAGTCGGTGCTCTTGGTGGCGCAGTTAAAGGCGCTGTAACATCACAAGGTGGAAAGAACGTTGCATCAGGCGCTGCAAAAGGCGGCCTTATTGGAGGCCTCTTAGGTGGCCCAGTTGGTCTTGCTGGTGGAACTGTAATCGGCGGAATTGCGGGACTATTTAGTAACCGTGGTATGAACAAAGGTAGCTCAGGAAAAGGCGGCGCTGGTGCTCCAGTAATGGAACCACCTAAGTCATCTGGCGGTGCTTCAGGTAAGGGTGCTGGTGGACAGTACACAATTAAGCGTGGAGATAACCTTTACAACGTTGCAAAGGCACATGGCACAACTCTTGACGCTGTGCGTAAAGCAAACCCAAAGATGATGGCTAACCCTAAGTACAAGAACGGCAGCATGGTTTGGGCCGGTACTAAGGTAAACCTTCCTGGAGGTGCAAACACTCCTTCTACTAGCACTGCTACTAAGGTACCTAACCGTGCAACTCCTCAGCCTCAAGCAATCGCTAACATCTCTGGTGGCGGCGGTAGCAACACAATGAAAACTCAATAAGGAGAACTATGAAGTACACCAAGAAGTCAGACAAGAAGCAAGACGCTAAGACAACTAAGGGTCTTGATTCAGATGAAATGGTTAAGTTCAAGAAGATGGACAAGAAGCATAAGAAGCCTAAGTCCCAAGAAGAAGATACTAAGATGGACAAGAAAATTGTAAAGAAGATTAAAGCTTCCGATAAAAAGGAAGACAAGAAGGAAAAGAAAAAGAAGTGAGTAGTTAGGCCCCGAAAGGGGCCTTTCTTCTTTATCATTACTTTATCGGGCTACCGTGCGGTACCTGTGCAGTCCCAACTGCTTGCGCTTGATAAAGGGGTTTTATTCATGCTGTCTTTGCCTACCCAGATGGTGGCTTAGCTATGAAAGAAATTGAAGCCTTCCACAGCGCATTATCAAAAGCCTCTAAAGATGCATCACGCTTTATGACGGCGCAACTACGCAATGAAACTCGCGCCAACGATTGGCCTGAGCACGTCACAAACAGTACTAACGTTAAGTATGGCAAAAACGGTTTTGAAGCACACGTTCACGATGCCCACTTAGACGAAGCAAAAAACCATGAGTACGGAGTGCCGGGTAAAGCACCCACTGCAGCTATTCGCCGTTTTAGCAACCGTACTGAGGAAGCTCAAAAGTTCCTTGTAGGACGTCTTTCAAAGCACTTGGGAGAGCTATGACATTTTTATTATCAGAAGATAAAGCACTTCGTGATTTGCTAAAGGGCATGACTGTCACTGACCAAAAAGACCCTAACGCCACACGTACGGTCAATGTTTGGTTTGGTCAACCTGACCAAGAAATTGCAGCACAGACATATCCTTACATAACAATTGACATGATTGACGTATCTGAAGCAGTTGACCGCGCTATGCGTGGAATGGTTAAGCCCATCTATTGGTCTGACCCAGATGAGATAGGTGACTCAGTTCCTTTTGACCCACTTATTCACGACTGGTCTACTCACATGCCTATCCCAATCAACATTGACTACCAAATAACTGTCTACTCACGTCAACCACGTCATGACCGTGAACTACTTTCGCAAATTATGTACACACGACTTCCTTTGCGATTTGGCACTCTATCCGTAGATGAGAACAACTCATCCGGAACAGTTCGCCGCTTAGATATTCTGGATGTCTCCAAAAGAGATGTTACAGAACAAGGAAAGCGTTTATTTGTAAATGCTTTCACTGTAAGAGTCTCATCCGAGATGACACCGACTACATACAAGAAATTTTACAAGGCGTCGCAAATATTCGTGGAAGGTGTTGAAGGAACTCCTGCTCCAGGGCAGACAGTTAATCCTTTTAATGCCATAGATTCGTTCACTATACCGGAACAATAAGGCCCCACTACCAAACAACCTAGTTAGGAGAAATCATGGCATACGCCCGTCCAGGTGTTTATATCACCGAACGTCTGCTTCCACCAGTACTCCAAGGCGGAGTTACTGCAGAAGCTGCTGGAGCCGTTGTTGCGCCATTCGCACAAGGCCCAGAAAAAGTAACACTAATCCAGTCATGGTATGAATTCACTTCATACTTTGGCGGTTACAACGCTGCTTACCCAGCAACATTTGAAGTAGGAGCTTACTTCAACAATGGAGGTAAGGAACTCTATGTTAAGCGTTTGCTTCCTGCAGACGCAGACACTGCTCACGTAAACTTGTTGACATCAGCAAGTGCAGTAGTTGCAACTGTTACAGCTAAGAATGCTGGAACAGATGGAAACAAGCTTTATGTAAAGCTTGCTGCAGGACAGGTAAGTGGTACATACACACTTTACCTTTACAAGGACACCGGAGTTACAGACAGCTTTAGCGTCCCTTCTGCCCCAACAAACACTCAAGATGACCTTTTGCTTGAGCGTTATGAAAACATTGTTTTCAACGATAGCACTTCAAGTAGCTATGCTGAGACTGTTATTAACACAGTTTCACCAAACATTACTATCAGCAATAGCGCATCAGGCACAATTGTTACAACTAACTTTTACCCACTAACAGGTGGCGATAACGGTGGAACAATTGATGCAGACTCATACAACCTTTACAAGGACGGAGAAATTTCAGTATTTGAAGACTTCTCAACTCTAGACCGTCCACTTGTAATGTTCCTTCCAGCAGTAAGCACGCTAGAAGATTCAAACACTATCTACACAACTGCAATGTCTTGGGCAGAATCTAACAAGTCATTTGTTATTGTGCAGCCTCCAAAAGACACAACAGTAGATGATGCAATCGCTTACGGTTCATCTGTTGGAGCAAGCTCTTTTGCTGCAAACTATTACCCATGGGTGTACATTGCAGACCCAGTTGGACGTAGTTCAAGTGCTCTTCGCTTAATTGGTCCTTCTGGAGCAATTGCTGGTTTGTACATTAAGACAGACGGACTTCGTGGAGTGTTTAAGGCTCCTGCAGGTATTGGAGTTTCAGTCAGTGCAGTTGTAGCTGTTGAAAAGTCATTTACATCTGCAAACCTAGATGATATGAACTCTGCTTCTTCTCCAGTAAACCCAATCCGTCAGATTCCTGGCGCTGGGCTTTCTGTTATGGGAGCTCGTACTTTGCTTCAAGATGGTACAGCGAACAAGTATGTCAACATGCGCCGTTCACTAAGCTACATCCAAAAGCAACTCCACAACCTTACTCAATTTGCTATCTTTGAAAACAATGATGAGCAGCTGTGGGGACAAATCCGCACATCTCTCAACCTGTTCTTAAACGAGTACAAGAATAAGGGTGGACTACGTGGAGAAACTGCTTCACAGGCATATTTCGTTAAGTGCGATGCAGAGAACAACAACGCAACAACCATCGCAAATGGCGAAATTCACATTCAAGTTGGCGTGGCTCTTCAGTACCCTGCAGAGTTCATTGTCATTGACCTAAGTCAAAAGACTTTGGTTTAAGGCCGAAGGAGATAACTAATGGCAACAATTAAAAATAATCGCTCAACGTTAACCACTGACCCAGTACGTAACTTTCGGTTCTTGGTGACATTCAAGCCACATGACACATCAGGTCCTTTAAATAGCCCATCTGTGTCAATTGGTTTCACTTCGGTATCAGGATTAGCTGTTACAACAGACTCTATCCCTTACCGTGAAGGTGGATACAACACCACTGTTCACCAGATTCCTGGTCAAACATCGTTTACTCCACTTACGCTTCAACGCGGTGTAGTTCTTGGTTCAGACCAAAACTGGAAGTGGATGAAGCAACTATTCCAAACTGTGGAACAAACTGGTGGACTTGCACTTGGAAGCAACTTCCGTTGCGACCTTGAGATTGCAGTTCTTAACCACCCAGTTCCAGGTGCTGGAGCAGATGTTGACACTGTACCTGCAGCTGGAACAACAGCCACTGGCTCAGACTCTGTAGCAATGCGTTTTAAGGTTTACAACGCATGGCCTACAACCGTGGCATACTCTGACCTCAACGCAGGTGACAACGCTCTCTACGTAGAGCAAATGACTCTAGTACACGAAGGTTTTGACCTTAACTGGGGTTCAGTAGCAACTAAAGACAATAAGACAACCGTAACTAACGCAGCAGACTTCTAACAAAGGAACATAATGACAACCACAATTAGTGCAGCGGCTAACTCCGCATTGGCAAATAAGAAGATTCAAGAAGCTTTGGCTGAAGAACCTACGCAAATTGAAGTGATGATTGAAACACCTTCAGATACATCAGTGACCCTTCCTGGCGGATATGTGACAGCCGCCGGGGAGGTAGTCACGAGAGCAGAAGTTCGTGAGCTAAATGGACGTGATGAAGAAGCAATTGCTCGTTCATCTAATGTTGGAAAAGCATTCCTTACAATTCTTCAACGTGGAACTGTAAGTATTGGAAACGCACCTGCTACAGAGGAAATTCTTAATGACCTCCTATCAGGTGACCGTGACTGGTTGTTGCTTTCTATTTTTAAAGCAACATTTGGAAGTGAGCCGGAAGTAACTACTTATTGCTCTACTTGCAAAGAAACAAAGATTGTAAACATTGATATCAATAACGATATTGAAGTTCGCACATTAGAAGACCCACTCAATGACCGAGTCTTTACAGTAGAAGGAAGAAAACACGAGTTTTTAGTGCAACTACCTACAGGTAGCACGCAAAAAGAACTAATGCTTAACACAGATAAAACAGCTGCTGAATTAAACACCATTCTTCTTGAAAAGACAGTTATGGAAATTAATGGGTCTCCTGTATTAAGTAAGTTTCAAGCTCAAAACATTGGGTTAGTAGACCGCAAAACCATTATTGACGAAATCAACAACCGCATTCCAGGACCACAGTTTGAACCTATCAAGGTGACCTGCCCTGACTGCGAAGGTGAGGTACTTGTCCCTATTAACTTAGGGTCATTCTTTCGCTTCTAATCGTCCAAGATATGAAGAACTCATGGCTGAATGGAAAATATTGGCTGATGAGTACGTAGGTTGGTCTCTTAGTGACATACAAGGATTGTCACGAAGAGAGCGAAAAAATTGGATTCAAGCAAGCCGCATTAAGCTCTGAAAGGAGAAGCAGTGAGTGTAGTAACTAACATCCAAGAGATGTCAAAGGCCGTTGAAGACCTAACCCAAAAAGTTAATACTCTCAACCAAGCAGTGGCTACTGTTGGTACAACTGCTTCTACTGCTTTTAGCGCTGTAACTGGACAGTTACAAACCCAAGGTGGAGACCGTCATTTAGGCTCTACTAGCAGCAACAGTATGCAAGGCTCACTTGCTTCTGTCCCCGCAACACCCACAGTGCAAAGTATGGGTGGTGGACCAAGTGTTCCTACGCCTCCTACCCCTTCCGGTCCAACTCCTAGCGGAGACGGCGGAGACGGCGGTGGAACCGGCGGAAACAGAATTACCAACTCTCTTGCCAAAGTTGGTGGCATAGACCTATCAAAACTAGGTCAAGGAGCTGGAATTCTTCAAGCTACTATGGGTATAGCTCAAATGGCATTAGCACCAGTGGCAGGTGCTTACGCAGCAGCAATGCCTACTGCTGACATTGTCAACTCTGCAACCTCTTATTTCCAAGCTACTAATCGCGGTACCGGTGTTTCTCGTTCATCTGTAGAGAGCACAACCTTTAACGCTATGCGAGGCGGAATGACCAGCGTTGGTTCTCCCGCTGTTGTTTCCAACATTCTTGCTAATGCTG